GATGCCATACGCTCTTTTACTTCTTCGACTCGATCTACTAAACGATCTTCTAAGTCGCGTTTGATTCTTGTATTTGCCATGATAATTATCCTTTGTTAGCGCGATCATACGATGCGTATGCGCGGATCATTTTGTTTCGTTTCTCAACATCATCCCACGAACCTGCGTCTTTAATTGCCTGAACACGGTCACGACTTAACGTGATGGTTCCAGGCTTTGCGCTGGTTGTGTTTGCCACCCGGCTAGAGGCCGTTGGGCCCGCTCTACGGGTTTGCTGGCCACCCTTTGAGGTGTAGCGGTGTGGCAGACGTGCCGATAAACGATTGTCTAACTCTTCCCAATACTCAGGATCGCTTGGATCCCAGCCGTCTTGTGCGAGTTCTTGATCAATTACCTTGGCGATTCTACTATCTGTATCTCGAGCCTGCGGGTCAAACCAAGAGTTTTTGTTTAACCAACGTGTCGCATTTCGCTGAACTTCTTCAGCCATGGGGGTTGGTACATTTTGCTTTGGTGCTTGAGCCGTGTCGAGCTGTTGTTTCTTGTAGTATTGAACTTGTTGAAGTCTTTGTTTTGCTTCTGTTAGTTGTTCTAAATACTCTATTTGTCCTGCTGCATCACCTGACTGTGCGGCCTGCAACATCTTCATTTTGGCATATTCTACACGAGTTGCCTCGTCTTCAATTGCCTTATCAATCTGTGCAAACTGGTAGGATGCTGTGGTGCTCTCTACCTTAGCTAGACGTTCTGCCAGTTCAGCATTACGTCGTTCAAGTGCGCTAATTTTGTTTCGTGCAGTAGCTTCGCGCTGTTTGGATAATTCTTTTTTAAGTCTACGCTCTTCTCTGCGAGCCTCGCGAATCTTTGCGCGGTCTTCGTCGGTTTCTTCAGGATCAGAGTCCACCTCGCCACCTTCAGCGGCTTCTACGGGTTCATCATCGTCCTGATCACTGTCTTCTACATCTACAGTAACTTCTTGTTTTTCTTCTTCTTCTTCTGGAAAATGATCAACATGTTCTTCCAGTTTGGCTAAAACGGAGCCATCACTTTGTTCCTTGATAGGAACGTCTTTTTCATTATCTGCCATAATTTTCTTTCAAAATTAGTCTACAAACGCCTTCATCTTCTGCGCATGCTCAAACGACTTGATGCGTGAGATGATTTCACGTGCCTGGATGGTAATAAACACCACGGGGGAGCCATCATCATCCGGATTAACAACGAAACGGTCACCGCCGTACTTAATGGTCCTAACCAAATCACCAACTTGGCACCAAGGGCCTTCAATCCAAGGCTCTAAGGTATCTGGCGACTTATATGCTAGTGGGCCAATCTGGCGTACTTTAGCTACAGTCTCGTTAAAACGTAACGTCTGTCGGGTCTCATCTACGAGGATAATTCCACCCTTACTTTTAGCTTTTTCGCGTCTTAGTTGAACTAAAACACGATCCCCGGCTACTTCAATACCTGGATCAATGTCTGGAAAGCATTCCGCTTCCGAACGTAAATCTGGGTCTTCCTTTTGTGATAAATCAAATGCCATGCGGCAGTCCTTTCTTGAATCTTACGATTCGTCTTCTTCGTCTTCCGTTAAAATATCGTTAATAATGTCTAACGTAATCTTAAAACCTTCGTGTCGGCCAACCAATCTCTGGTAGTCCTCAAACGAATTTACGTTAATTCCCGCGGTAACGGATTCCGCTAGTGATTTTTGCTCAGTCTTTACACGACCGATAATTTCAGATAAAAAGTCCTTCATAATTTCACTAATGCAAGTATATGAAGGATTCCGCCCTAAAATTAATAAAAATTGCCGCCTTTAATATCTTTAAGGTTTTTATCTGGGCCAACTTTGCTGCCTTTAGCCATCTTGTTTTGGGCAGCGCCCTTCTTCCAGTTATTATCGCGGTGGCTACCAGACGCGCCAGCGTCTAGGTTTTTCTCTCCAGGGCCGCCGCCGCTAGATAGTTGACCAGTCTCCTGGTATGTTTGACGGAAGCCTTTTAAATTTTCGGCCATGTTATGCTCCTGTGGTGGGTTTTGGTTGTAGTGCTGCCTGGATGGCTTGTTTAGCCATTTCGGCATCTGTTAAAAACTGCTGTTTTTCAATCTCGATACCATGCTGACGGATATCTTTCTCTGCCTCGTTTACTGCCTGAATACCAAGCATTGCCTGCTCTTGGGCGAGCGCTATTTCTTGGTTTGTTAGTTGCATCTGTGCCTGCATAGCAGCCACCCGCTCGCGCGAAGAGTTGTTCATGCTGTTAATTGCAACGTTGGTAGAGTTTTTCTGGTTATCGAGCTCAGTTTGCACCTCGTACTTGCTCTGTAACTCCAACACTTTACGCTGTAACTCGGCAATCTTGAGCTCATAATCTTGCTGGCTCTTTTGCTGCTCCATCTGCATTTTAAACTGAGCCTCTTGCTGTTTGCGCTGAGTTTCGGCCATCTGGGTTTTAAGAATAACCTGGGCCGTTGGGTCAGAGGCCGCAACTTTTTCCATCTGGGCCTGTTGTGCCTGCTGAACTTTACCTGCCAGCTCTTGTATCTGGCCAATGTAGGGTTGCAATATTGTCTGTGCGTCTTGCCCAACCATTTGCGAGGCTAGTGCCAACGCTTGCTGCGACTCTAAGTCTAACGGCTTTTCTTGGTTCAGTTCTAACGTATCTCTGCCGCCTTGGGCCTGCGCAACGTACGATCTCATCGACTGCAAGTAATGCAGCGTTAAGTGTTGCTTAATGTGTTCTAGCGCCAACGGTGCGTACGATGGTCCAATTACAGGGTTGCCGCCGTAGGCTGGGTTTGCAGCGTACTCGAGGTGGATCTTAATATGGCTAATATGATCTTGGTCAGGATACGCCGCCGCTGGTCTACCCATTGTCATCGAAACGTTTTCTAGTGCTGGGTTTGACTCTTTTGCGCCTAATGGATTTGGCAATATCTCATCAACGTTAGGAACTTTTAATTGGTTTAACACCCTGCGATACGCCGCACGAATGTCAAACATTCCAGGGGGCGCAGATGTAGCCATTTGTAAAATGGCCTGGTTCTGTGCAAGACGTTGTGTCTCAGAGAAAATGTTGGGGTCTGATACTGGGCGCACGTCGCTGTTGTACGCAAAATCACGTACGCGAATTTCTTCGCCGGACTGGTTGTCCATTTCCTCCAGGTACCAGTGATTGATACGGGAGATAATTGCCAGTGATTTAGCTTGGCTGCGGTGTAGGCGTGCATGGATGCTGGAGAATACTTTAGCGCCTTGCTCAATAAGAGCCTGGGCAGTACCAACCGGCATGTTGTTGTTTGCCTCGCCAATTTTTTCTTCTGCAGTAGTGACAACACCTTTTGCTGCGTCAGTTAACCAACCCAGTAAATTAAACAATACACTGGATGGTTGATTAAACGGCATTGGCATCGCAATCTTGCGAACATCGTCAACACCAGGTGCTCCCTCAATTTCTACTACTTGCGTAGGTTCGATTCGATCGCTTTGGCCACCAATTCGTCCACCCTTGAGCTTAAGTAGCGTTTGGGAATTGTTAATATGCGCCGCATCAAGGAGAGCGCGTAGAGCGCCAGTGAGAGCAGCGCTAAGACCACCAATAAGATGGGGAAGGCCAATAGCATAAGCGCCACGCCAAGGGATAAATTTAAACTCGACATACCAGTCCAGTTTTTCAAACTTTTCATCATTTGCTTCCCAGTTACGATACAGACCCAAGACTTTGCTTGTGGTCTCATCAATCATTAAAATGTAAGGGGCGCGTTGTCCCTTAGTTTTGTCGTCTTCATCCAAACGCATGAAGCAGGTAATTTCGTAAACACGACGCAATCCGTCAATATTCTTCGAAGGCATGTCTTTGCCCTCGATTTTGTTGTTTGCTTTTTCAGATCTAGTCTGATCATTTAACGGTGCGTCAGACGAATATTCACTATCAATGTCAAGGTAGATACCTGCCTCAACACGTTGCAAAAATGTGTCTTCGGTAATGTCTTGTACTTCGGTTACACGCTGTGCGGTGTAGAAATTGGTAGATGCGTATGGTAACAAAATGTTATCAATTGCAACCCACTCGCAAATTGGGCGCTTTTGCTCTTCGTCCCAGCGCCACTTAAGGAACTGTGAACCGCCTAGTGGTAACTGAGTTAACAGTTGCTCCATCTCGTCGCGGTACTCGGGCACTTGTTCTGTTAGCTGCCAGTTAAGGAAGTTAACCTTACGATCTGCCGTCTCTTCTTTTAATCGGTCTGCCTCACCCTTAATGTTAGACTTAACTAAGCCGTCGGGTGGAAGTAATTCTTTAGCCGTTGACGCAGCAAAGTCAACGCAGGCCTCCGCCATAACCGGGTGCACCACCTTGGAAGCACCGTCAAACGTCGCCCCTCCAGGTGCATCTTTTCCAAGCCCAGTTCTACGCAGTCCTTCTTCATATTGTTTATCTCGTTGCGAGCGCGACTCTTTGTCAGCGTCAATTAAATCTAAGTACTCTGTTGCCAATCCCTGTAACGTGCTCTCGTCAAACACTTCGGCCAAGTTTTCATAAAACTCTGGGTTCTTACGTGGGCTTTGTTTTTCTTGGTAGTTAACAATAACCGAACCGTCTTCTAACTCAACTATTTCTTCCTCAACGTCGCCTGGCTCTAAACCCAGCGCGTCTTCGTAGTAGTCCATCTCGGCATCTTGTGCCATGGCCTTTTGAATGTTTTCTTCAGTGTCAAGGCCCGGCAAATTTGCACCAGACTGAATGGGTAGTATTGGGTTTGCCATTATTTTTTAATCTTTTTTGAAATTGCGCTTGCCGCTTTTTTGATTGGCTTTGCAAAGGGAAGGACACTTAATCCAGCAATTCCGCCGGTTAAGGCAGCACCACCAGTTTCTCCTTGCTCTAATTGTCGTTTCATTTCTGGTCCTGCGTCAACAACAGATGTCGCCGCCGAAAACGGATTTAAAATTTGAAGTGGTAAATATTCCATTTGTTGGCCCTCAGAACCAGTCCCAAATAATCTGTCGGCTGGCTTATCACCAATCAGACTTGCTATTTTGTCGCGCATCCAGGTTGTTGCTGTTTGGGGTTGTGCTTGAAACGTTGGCTCGTCTTGTTGTAGTTTATTTGGTGCGTAGTCGTAGGCTTGCATTAAAGCCCGCAACATTTCGGGGCTCATTTGATCTGTGCTGCCGCCACCTGCAAAAAACTTGGGCTGTATGCCAGACTCCTCCATCAACAACTGTTGTGGGGTCTTTAACATACCCGGGGAGGCAGGCGTCATGCCAGCCTCTTCCATAAGCATTTGTTGTGGGGTCTTTAAAAAGTTCATTTTGAGCGGGTAGTTATTCCTATTTATACTAATGCACAAAACTCGGGAGATCCGCCCTACTGGGCGTAGGGGTTGGCAAATCGCTTGCTCATGTCGTCGTCCACGTAACTATAGTCTCGAGCTGGTAGCGGGTCGAGTTGGATCCATCCAGAATCACGTAAAACGCGCAACGCTTGCGAGAGGGAGTCGACGTAGTCGTCGTGTCCGCCAGCCTCTGGAAATGAACATACTTGACGCAGAAAACGTTTTGCCCAGTCTGCATATTCTCCTTTTCGTTGCGGTTCCTCTGGTATCCAGACCTTACCCTTTGATACCAGGGGCGCTACAATGTTTAATCGTTGTACCTTATCGGCTCGGCCGGGGTTGTAACCCCTAACCGGGACACCGGCGCCCTGGAGCTCCTGGATCAGCGAGATACCCGCCGACTTGTCTTCCATTAGGATCAGGTCTGCCTTTCGGCCCTTGCCAAAGTCATTATCGGCGCCGTAGACGACCTCCTTGAAGTCGTTAATTACCTTCCTACGTAGTTCCGGGTAGGACAGGTGCTCGTCCCAGGCGTCTAACAGTATAATCGCCGTACCTGCATCCATTTGTTCAAACACGCCCCAGATGGTGCAGGCGGTTGGG